TCCAGACTCGCATGAAAGTGTTCATCCCATCTATCAAGAGGGCATCACTGTTCAAGTGTCGGTCATGACTTAATTCGTTCTTCTGCTCTTCACTGAATTCTTCGAACAAACTAAATATGCGAGTCTTATCACTCATTATCAACGGAGGCCAATTCTTTTTCGGCAATTTCATCATTACCCTCAAACTCCACGTCCTCGTCCACCACACTATTTGCGGTGGAGTATTCCATGATAGTCTTGTCACAAATCTTTTGATAAAGTTCTTTCTTGAGTTCTTCGTCCCGAAGCATTTCGGGAAAATCCTTTGCCATAAACTTATGATCGTTTCCTTTGTCATCGGTATAGGAATAATATGCACCCCCTTGCTTGAAAATCTTGTGAGTCTTCAGTGTGTTTATCCAACTTCCAATATCATCAACCCCTCGGTTGAAATAAATCTCAAATGCGGCCTTACGTTGTGGTGGGCCCATTCTATTCTTAACTACGGTTGCCTCGCACTTATTTCCGATGACCTCGGTTGTAGACCCTTGTTTAATCTGTCCAAGGTTCTTCAGTCGCACACGAACACTTGCGTGGAAAGCAAGTGCTTTACCACCACTCGTAGTCCACGGATCACCAAACATAACTCCCATCTTCTGACGGAGTTGGTTGGTAAACACAAGTGCAATTCTTTGACGTCCAATCGTGGAGGTCAGTTTTCTCATTGCCTTGCTGATTAGGATTGCTTTGGTGGTGGCATATCCATCCTTGGTGTAATCCGTGGCCATCTCAACTTTGGTTGATGCGGCGGAAACACTATCCGTTACAATCGTAACAAGTCTATCCCTGTCGGACTTTCTAATTGTTGCTATGATATTGTCAATCGTTGCAAAAATATCTTCAACTGTGTCCACGTGTACATACAAAAGTTTGTCCGTATCCACACCGATTGCCCTCAAATATTCCGCAGATACACTTGTCTCGGTATCAATCAATACCGCAACACCTCCCTTCTTTTGAGTAGATGCAAGCAAATGACCTGACACTAGACTCTTGCCACTTTGCTCAAGTCCAGTAATTTCCATAATCCTACCAACGGGAATTCCTCCGTCAGGACGATTGGAGATGGCTAAGTCAAGAAGACTACTACCAGTTGAGATCCAATCGGTAATAAGTGAGGGGTCATCACCCTCACTCAAGAAAAAGGCAACCTTGCCTTCATCCTTATATGCCTTATTCAAACTTTCGGCAAGGACCGTTGCGAGATCATCCGACTTGCTTGTAGGCTTAACTTCTTTCTTTTTCGCCATATGTATTTTCCTTTTTACAGAACAAACCATAAGCGATGGGAGACATAAATCTCCGCATCGCAAATAGTTCCATTCCTAATCTTAAGACTTAAACAACTCTTCAAACGCAGCCTCCACATCTTCTGTGGCTGCTGTGTTTAGACCACTCTTTTCAGTAGTGGCACCTGTGGGATGCTTAACCTTAGTTTCCGTGGATTCAACCGTAACGTCAGTTCCAGTTTCAACGGACTCTGCGGGGGGTGTATCTTCCGATTCACCACTCACCCACTTCTCCAATGCTTCCTTCAACTCATCATAACTGAGTTCTTGGTAAATTTCCGTTACCTCAGTTTGGTTGGTGGAAACATTAGTGAGAACATTTTTGTCTTCCGAGATGGGAGACGTATTCGGTTTTACACGAATATTGGTTTTTGGGAACGAGCGACCGGCTTCTTCAGCAGTAAGGAACTCGATGGTGATGTCACGACCATTTGTAGGGTCTGTGATGTCTCCGTAGTCGGGATCTGCGATTACTCCTAGAAGTTCTTGATAAACTTCCTTTCCGAATCCCCAGAACTTTACTCCTTCTGCTTCTTCCCCACGAACAATAACGGGGACAAACGTACGCATCTTGGGCATTAAAGAACGCCCCATACGATAGTCATCCTTGTCACCACTGCGTTTCAACTTTTCCGCAAACTCTACGATTGGGTCTGGTCGACCAAATGATACAGGGGAAAGATAAGTCCGATTGTTGATACCATAATGAAAATACAGTTCAATGAACGGATTATCGGGTTGATGCTTGTAGGGAACAATACGAACTTGTTGCTTACCCGGTTGGGGTTTCCACTGATAGTTCGTGCGGTTGTTGCTCTGTGCGAGACTTGAAAGTCTCGATTTAATTTTGTCTAAGTCAATAGCCATTTTTTTATATACTCCATTTGTTATTGTTTATTAATATTCATAATATAATACTCTTCACATTGACTTTCGTCAACAAGAATCATACTTTATTAAGAACTTTTTCCGTGATTTTGCACGAAGTCGTACAATTGAGCCGCAGTATCAAGGACATCCTTTGTGGATGGTTGTGGTGGCATTACGAATGAAGATTCACTATTCTCGGCATTTCGCTCTGCTTCGTTATTCTTCATGTGCCACGCATCCCAAACTAGGTCTTTTGCGTTCTTTAGTACTTCCAACCGAATAGCATATGCATTCGGATTTTGATTAGTTGTATTAATCATTTTTCTATTCCTTTTTGTGTGTGTTTGTGTGTGATGAGTATTAACGAATTAATGCTCATATATAAATATATAATAGCACATATTTTATGTGGTTTGCAAGGAAAATAATTGACTTATTTTATCATCAATTCTGTCCCTCGAAACATCTACCGCACGTTGGTTTAAATCGCATCCGATGAACCTACGATTCAACGACTTAGCAACTGCGAAAGTTGTTCCACTTCCGCAATAAAAGTCACCAACCAAGTCACCTTCGTTACTACTTGCCTTGATAATTCTTTCCAAAATCTTCGGGTGTTTTTCACTATAATAGTCAGTTGCCTTTTTGACTTTTAACCCAGATGGAATGTCATCCCAAACATTTGTAGGTATCGTCCCAATTTTTAATTTCTCTTCGGTGATGTTGGGTCTGTCTTGCTTCTTGCTGATGACAGACTTGTATGGAACTCTGATGTCCATGTCATTAAATACAAACTCATCGGACTTCGTGTATACTATTATATAGTCGTGCTTTTTTGCGAACTCTCGTTTGCCTCGGCCTCCAATATTAAATTTCACCACAATCTGATTTCTAAAGTTTTCATAACCGAATATGTCATCCATTATATTTCGTATCCAATGAACAATACGCAAATCCATTTGCAAACATATCGTTCCGGTGTCCGTCAATACACGATGCATTTCCTTCAGTCTTGGTATATAGTGTTCTTCAATTGCAGTCTTTTCCGGTGGAAGGTCATCATAATCTTTGAACTTCTTTCCAGTTCCATACAATATATCACAATAAATCAAATTGATATAATTGAAATCCAAGTTGCACAGAAACTTCAAATTGTCCGTGCAGTATATTTCGTTCTCTGAAAACACGTGTGTTAAACTTTGCTACCCTCGTATCGTTTCATCTCACCATTTTCATAACGATACCTAACCTCAACTTCAACCGTTTCCTTTTCACTACCGTAACCTTCTTCCATGACGTCGTTTGTCAAAATATTAATCGGTTTCTGTATAATCTCGTGGAGATATGCCATCGTTCCCGTTGCATATTTCAAATCCAATGGTCTTCCTTCAAACTCATGTCTAAGTAAAATCTCATGCGTATTGTATTTCATGTTCTCCATGTATATAACTGGCATCCCCATGTTCACATGTCTGTCAATCAACTTCTGTTTGATTTTCTTGTGGTCTTTACTAACAACCACATATTTGTTGGTGTCCTTATCCAACGCATATTCAAAATACTTGTACTTATCACAAAAATCCCGGGTGAAAAATTCGTTCAAGAAGGTAACATCGTTATAGTTCTCACGCACTTCAAATAACTTCTCACGCCCCTTGTTTAACTTCAAATCCCAATTCCTAAGTTTCTCGGCATCTTCGCACATTTCATACTCCGTGCCGAATCTACCCTTGTTCCATCGATCTTCAATATCACGCAACAAAGTATTCCCAAGTTTATATGGGTTGTTCATGTTATATTTTCCGCCGAGGACACCTGCATGATGTTTTGCATAATCAAAGATTCCTTCATCTCCTGCAAAATTACATGATGCCATAATATAAGAATCCCAATAACTTGCCCACCCCTCATTAAGAACCTTGGTCATTCCTTGTGGACGATAGTATAGAGACTCGTCTCGAATCATGCTAAGAATATTTTGTTGCCAGGGTTCAAGCCGAACAAAATTAATTATCATCAACATAATATCGCGCTCGGGGCGAACTGGAAATTTATTCTCTGCTAGTCTATGCTTCTCCTCTCGGTCACGTCGTTGCTTATCAATATATTCTTGTGGGTTTACCCACTTGTCCATATACTCTTTTGTTTCAATTCGTGAAACGTGTTCACGTGGTTTTCTATCCTCAAAATTAAACTTCCTTGATTTTTTCCACGTACTTTCACGATAGCACAAGGATGGATCAATCAAATCACCAACAGCAAGAGCCGCATTAAGAAAATCCTTAACCTTCTTCCTACCGAACCTATCCATGTACTTGCGTATCTTATGACTATGGTTTGCCATTACGTTCATCATGTTCCGATTCGTGTGTTTGAACATAATATTGTTCTTAAAAAAATCACTATGTGCGGTTGCATGGGCAACCACCGTCAAATTATCCACCAACGGATTATTTCTCTGCAAGTACATATAAGTTGGATCTGTATTGACCACCATCTCATAAATCTTGCCCATGCCGTGGTGATACTGATGATGTAATTGTTCAAACTGCTGTCCGAATGAGAAGTGTGGATACCTTACTGGGAATCCACCATACGCCGCAATCTCAACAATCTCATCTGCATCAAATTCTTCAATACATAGAGGATATGGATCAAGTCCATTATCCGAACATGCCTTGAGTACATCGGGAATTTGCTCTGCCAATTCCTTGCATACACCTTGTTGGAGTTTGTCACTTTCCCATGCTATTCCCATAACCAATCCTTAAAACGGAACTTCATCCTCTGCGGGGGTCAGCAAAGTCTGCAATGCCTTGAGTACGTCACCTGGTCCTTCGATTGATGCCGTTGCTATTTTACTGGGGTCTAGTGACCCACTATTAATCCGATTTTTTATGTGAGGTAGGAAAGTTGCCCAGCTACGAACTGCCTTTACCTCGGTGATTCCAATTAAATTGGCATACTTTTGCATCTTCTTAAGATGTTCAACACACAATTCGTTGTCATCACCAAAGTTCTCACCATCACTTAAATAAAATACGTAAATGTTCCACTCGTTCAATGGAAATGCTTTTTCTATGACATCATTCACCAATTCAAACGCACTACTGATTTGAGTTCCACCACCACTCTGATACTTGTAGAATTTCTCTTGGTCGACTTCTTGGGCAACATGATCATGGACGATATACTTCCTCTGAGTTTCTTGATAAAACCTTTCAATCCAATTTTCCAAATACCAACATAACTCTCTGATTAAGTCTCGTTTGTCTTGACTCATGCTTGCGGATATGTCCGCAACAAAAAAGATAGCTGCGTTGGTATCTGGAACTTCAACGGAGCTCCAACTTCTATATTCCATATCTTCCTTAATTGGATATACGTTTGATACATCCATTGGATCAAATTCTCCAACGGAGATAATTCGTTTAAACGCATTCTTGAGTGTTCGTCTCTTGTGGAGGAGACTGTTGTTTCCGACCTTGGCAATGCGATTCCACTTTATTTTCTCCTTCACCAAGTCACCATTTTCCTTTGGTAGTAGATTTGGAAGTTGAAGTTCTTCACCTATCATGTCAAAATAAGCATCCATGCTTATCCCAACATCTATTTCATGTTCTCCATCTCCATTTCCACCTTCACCTGGTTCGTTGCCACCATCTTGTGGTGGACCGTCACCGACCTCATCACCGACGTCAGCTTCACCATTTCCTATACCCTCTCCATTCGATGGTCTTCCAAATCTGAAATTCGGTAATTCCACATGAGGTACACGAACCACCACGAAGTCTTTGCCTCGTCTTGTTATCCGTTGACCACCCTTAATATGTTTCTTTAACTTCTCGTCAACGTTTCCCTTGACGATATCTCTATATTCCTTGTGGTCTTCTCTGACTCTGCGTGATGGCATAACGATTATAAATAGTGGTAGTCGAAGAATCCAAATTAATCCTCGTCTTCTTCAACGTCACCTCGGGCAAAAATACTGCCTACATAAGTGAGGACGTCGGAAGCACTATCTTCGTCATATCCAAAAGAGTTAATAAGTCTTTGCTTGAGTGCATCAATCTTTTCAAGAAGTTCCTTGTCAACCACGGTTGCGGTATCTTGAGCAAGAGCAGACAACTTGATGCTATCCTTGGTATCCTCAAACAACTTCTTTTCGAGTGCCTTGAGCAATTGTTCGTTGGAAGAATACTTGAACTCTTTGCCTTTCGCGGCAAGTCCACCCATGTAGTTCATGATTTCTCTGCGGAAATCATCTTTCATACCTTCGGAGATTCCAATCTTTTCTTCAATGCTACGCATCAATTGTTCGTTTGCTTGCTCATCTTTTCCTGTGACAGGGTTCTTAACCTTCTCGTCTTGGATGTATGCTACAATGTTGTCAATGTAGTTTGTGCAAAGTGCCTTGATTGCCTCTTCACTACTACTAAGTGCTTGTTGTACTTCTCTTTTCACAATTCTATCATATTCCTTTTCAACGAGTTCAAGACGTTCCATCATACCCTTCTTTTGATCCTCACTCTGAAATCCACTATAACTCTTAAGACCCTCTCGGATTTGAGCAAACAACATGAAGGGATTTAAACTCTTTGCGCCCATTCTTGGATTGACGATGGCATTACTGAACTGATTCTGTATAAATCGTGCGGAAACCCCTCCGTATAACCCTTCTGCTGGACTCTCTTCCATCATTTCCTTCACGTGTTCCGACGTGAAACCATGAACCGCATTACCATCATACAACTTTGCCTTTTGGATTATGCTCATGTCATGCTTGGAACTTTCCTCCAACCGACTCACAACTGCAAACAATGCAGCCAAGAAAGTCGTGTGGGGTGCAATGTGCTTGTTTACCGACTTCTCATTATAGAAGTGGTCGTAAATCTTTTGCTCTTCCGATACCTTCAACAGATATGGAATGTCCACCTTGATTGTTCTATCTCTAAGTGCTTCCATAAATTTATTGTTCTTCAGTTTTTCAAACTCGGCATTATTGGTATGACCAAGAATAACTTCATCAATGGGAACTTGATTGAAACGACGTGGTTTGACACGATGCTCTTGAGTTGCACCCAACAAGTCATACAAGAACTCAGTTTGCAACTTAAGGATTTCCTGAAATTCGATGAGGCCTCGATTTGCTACCAAGAACTCTCCGTCAAAGTCAAACGCACGCGGGTCACTTTCACTTCCATACTCCGCAAGTTTGCGATAATTGATGTCACCCGTAAGTTCGGTTGCATCTTGTGACTTCTCGTCCTTGGGTTGGAAAGTTCCTATTCCGACTCGGTTCTTTTCGGAAAGTGCGACTCTACGAATAATAACATGGTCAAGAACCTTGCGATAGTCACCCTTGTATTTTTCCATTAAGTTACCATAATAAAATTCATTAACTGGGTTTAATGCACCATCAAGTTTGATCTGATATTCACCTTCACCGATAAGCTGATTCAGTTTATCTACGATCTGCTCTCTTACATTATCGGGAAGCAACTTAAGAGGTTCTTCGTTCATTGGACATGGGACTATTTCCTCCTTGCCTTCATCGTCAGTTGTTTTCCAACTAAAACTATATAACGCACCATCATCCGTTCTTGAATATTCCTCAAGACCCTTCTTTATCGCAGTCACAATTGTCGACTTACTACTACCAACTGGACCGTGTAGAAGAAGTACACGACGTTCTGGTCCATAGTGCCGACTTGCACTCTTGAGGGTGTCCATAAGTTCCATTAGGTTTTCTTCCAATCCATAAATGGAGATGTCTCCCTTGTCCTTAAAAAAATTGTACTTGATGTGTTTTCTCTTGCAGTACTCAACTTCTTCCGTCCCATGTGACGCAATCATATCAAACAATCTCTGATATGCGTTCCGTACAACCTTTGGATTGAGTTCCACCAACTCCAAGTATTCCCAAAACGTACCCGTCCAATTTAAGTTGCGGTAGTCGGAAACTGCTTCCTTGTTCTCCCGTTTAATGATGGATGCTAAACTCTTAGTCTTTTTAGACTCGGTTTCCGAAGATTCTTTTTTATTTTCCATATGCATATAACCTTATTGTTTTTTCCCTAATACGTCAATCTATTAAATTGCTCTCATTGTTAAATATTGATAATTTTGTATAATTTTGTCGGAATCTCCTTATACGAAGATTCGTCCGTCAGTAAAATAGTATTTCTATATTGATCCCAATCCACCGAAAAATGGTGGTCGACCCGGCCGCCGTTCAAATCTTTTATCAATGCATTCAATGAATTTATCGTGTATATTGTATTGGAATCTTTTTTTCGATGAACACTTATTGTGTCCGTATAAAACATATTTCCATTAACTCTACTTGGATCAATGTTGTAAGTCAACATCAAACTATCCAAGTCATCTCTATTTTGCAAAACGTAGACCTTCCCAAACAACACATCATAAAACTTGGTAATCTCGTCCACGACGGCCGTGTAATCGTCCGTGGTGCTGAATGTGCATAGTAACTGTGTATTCATGCGTACATAACCTTTGGTGTTGTGTTACCAATAAATATGTCGCAATAATTCTAAACTCTCACTTCTCGCAAATCTCCGTAGTTTCCACCGACTTCCATTCGGATGGGAAATTTGTTTCCTTCACGCATTATTTCCGCAAGATTTTTAACCTCTATGAATTCGTGCTTGGGTATATCAAACAAAAACGCATCGTATGTGTATAGAAAAAACTTAGTGTCCTTTCCCTTCAAATAGTCCAAAATCCTACGCATTATTCCGCAATTGCGTTCGGTCTCGGCGGATTGGAGCAAATAGTTAAATACCTTGTAAGAATTTGTTTGTTCATCAAATATCGATGAGTTCAGTTTTCTATTATAATACCAAGTCTCCACATATCCGTTCCGTTGATATTTCTCCCATGTCTTGTCCACATAGTCTGCAATTCTTGCCATAAAAGGTACGTTGTCCCTCACATCATCAGTAATTCCACCGAAAATCAGATTAAAAGTTATCTTCTTGGATAAATCATACTCTTCCTTGGTTAATTCGTCCTTTCCGTGATACAACTTACCTAAATATTCATGTAGAGATTCATCGGGTAAATCAAAATTTACATGATTGCCTATCAGACGTAAATGATAACTTTCATAGTCCATCATCACAATCGCACCATCCTTGCCATATCTACTGACAAAGCAATCTCGGTCTCCCGTCTTCTTGTTTAACGCCGCATAATTGACCCCACCGAACCGATTA